CGTTGCGGTGATCGCCTTGGTCAGAGCGGCGAAGTCGTCGTCGGAGACCTCGTTGTCGCGCGCGGCGGCGACGGCCTTGTAGAGCCCGTCGAAGTCGCGGGTCGTGACGTTGGCGCGCGTCTTCGGATCGGAGAGCGCGGCCTGAATCGCGTCGCCGGACTTGCCGTCCTGAATGCCGTAGGTCACCCCGCGCAGGTCGACGAGGACCCACGGGCGACCGGGCGCCTCCATAACGATGGTCATGTCGTCCTCGTCCCTTCGGTGCTTCCGCGTAGGCGGCTTGGTCTGCTGAAACGCGCGCTCGGCGAGCGCGGTCATGATGCGGGCGTCGTCGGGCGTACCCATGAACTCGAAATGCATCCAGTCCTGCTTGCCGGAGTAGTCGGCTCCGACGCCGAAACCATACGCACGGAACAGCGCGTAGACCCAGTCAGGAATGTCGTGAATCCCTGACGAGTTGTACGAGTTCGTCGGGGCGTTGATGTCGATCGCCAGGGCCCAGCTGTGGTTACTGGGCGAATTAGTCCCTGAAACCGCGCGGCAGGCGTAGCCCCACGACCAGCCGTTGACGACCGTGTACCCGCGCCGCTCGACCTCGTTGAGCAGGAGCGAGAACAGCCGGGCGACGTCGCGGTGGACGGGAAGCCGCGCGCCTTGGATCTTGGTGACGACCGTGACCAGCGGTCCCGCGTCGCAGACCGGCCAGCCCTGTCCCCAGCCCTTGGTGCGCGGGCTGACCGAGTAGTCGTACGTCGAGTAGCCGCTAGGCAGAATCATCGCGCGTGACCTCTTCGCTACCTCGCGGGTGGATCGCGGTCCAGTCGCGCTCGCGACCGTCCGGGGGAGCCGCCCGGCGGCTCGTTCCCGTCGCGGACGGGTCGCTCTCGTACTCCGGAGCGGCCTCCGACGGGTCGAAGTCGCCGTCGAGCTCGGGGTCGTACGCCACGATCTCAGGATAGCGATCGTCGGCGACGGGATCTGTCGTCATCGTCTTCCGTCCTGTCTCTCTGCCCGCGCCTACTCTAAACGGGATACCAGGACGGTGAAGACATAAAGGGCATCACGGCCGGGACCGACGTGCATTCGTAGTTAGGCGCGGCGTCTTCTCCGGGATCGTTCACGCTGCGCACGCAGGTCTTAGTCACGCCGTTCTCCGTCTCGGAGTACTGCGCGAGCGGAGACCCGGCGGGTCCCTGCGGTCCGGCGGCGCCGTCGACACCGGGCTGTCCGTCCTGGCCGTTCGCCCCGTCCGTCCCGTTGACGCCGTCCAGCCCGGCTTCTCCCTGATCTCCCTGAGGTCCCTGCTCGCCGGTAGCGCCTTGCTCTCCCTGGGGTCCCTGCTCTCCCTGCGGTCCGACCTGGCCCTGCACACCCGGAAGACCCTGCGGTCCCGGGATTCCCTGCTGGCCCTGGGCCCCCTCCGGACCCGCGGGTCCGATCGGTCCCAGCGCCCCGGTGTCGCCGGGCTGGCCCGGCTCACCCCGGTCGCCCGCGGGACCCTGTTCGACGACGACCTGCGCCTCGTCGCACGCCGCGCCGCCGATCGCCTCGGCCGCCTCCGTGCTCTCCGCGCAGGCCGACGAGATGACCTGAGCCTGGTCGTCGACCTGCGCTCCGTTGACGTCCGCGCGCTCGCCCTCGTTGGACGCGTCGCGCGTCAAGAAGAGCTGAATGACGAGGATAGCGAGAAGCGCACCGAATAGGATGCCTCCGAGAAGCTTCAGCGAGTCGAGGCGCCGGGGACGCTCTTTCGTCTCTTCGGTCATGGCTTCTTCTTCTTTTCCGTCGTCGACGGTTCGCCACTAACTATCTCAGGAATCGGCGGGGGTTCCAACCCGCGCGTCAGCATCGTCTCGCGGAGACGATAGATGTAGCCTAGCGCTTCCTCGAAGCGCACCCTGATGGTCTTGATCTCGCGCTTGAGGGTGTCGACGTCCTCGACGGCTCTCCGCTGTCGGGCGATGAGGACGCCGCCCACGGCCACCACGAGAGACGTTAGCCCGGTCAGCAGGGCGCCGACCGTCTCAGGTTCCATGGTGTCCCCCTCTAAGTTGGTGCGCGTACTGGCTATACGCACCTGCCATGAGCAGGTGAAACCCGACGACCGCCGCCGCGAGGACACCGGTCACCGGGGGACGAGGGGGATCGGACAGTACCGAACCGAGTACGAGTGCCATGGCGTACCCGGACATGATCGAACCTGACAGCACGTGGCCGAACCTGACGCCTCTCTTCAGTACTGCACAGGTAGCGAGAACGAGCGCGTTGACGCTGAACGAGATCACCCAGACGGGTCCGAGCTTCTCGACGTATGCCACGATGGAAACCGTACCGGGAGCGGTCACGCGGGCCGGCTCGAACACCCCGTAGGAGAGCCCGAGAAGAGCGCTACACGCTATGAGCAGCCACGTCGCCGCCGTCATGAGAAACGGGTAGTGGACTACCTTCACCCACCGCAGCATCGCCCGCTACGCGGCCAGACCGTGATCGCCCTGCTTGCCCAGACCGAAGTTGGCGGTCGCGGACTTCAGGGACGCTCCGGCCTTGGTCGTTCCCGCCGGCTTCCAGACCCCGTAGTAGGTAGAGACGGAGATCACGACGCCGATCACGAAGTTCACGAACGCGACTCCCCAGTTGAACTCCTCGCCTCCGGCGAGCGCCTCCTTGAGCAGCGACGTCAGCGCGTTGAGCACGATCATGACGACGCTCTTGAGGGCGCTGGACGCCTGGAGCTTGGTGACCAGCCCGACGACGAGCGGGATGATGAGCTGGATCAGAATGGTGAGAACTGCCGCGAAGTCGAGCGTTACGACGGTAAACATGCGCCTTCGTCTCCTTACGACTGCCTTCCTAGACAAAACGTGGATACCGCGCGGATCCTGTTCGCCCCGCTCGCAGTCGTCAGGCGCGCCTGGACCCGAACGTCCAGTGCCGCGTCGAAGGCTCCGGTGACGGGACCGGTGACGGACCACGCAAATATCGTGCCCGCCGGTGACGAGATGATCGTAGCTCCCACCTGGACGCCGTTTGCCATAACGCGGATTTGTCCCGCCGTCCCCGCGTCGCAGAACGCGTAGCCTCCGCAGAAGAGGTTGGGCTGCTGCTTGATTCCGCCGATCGCGAGGACGTCGACGAACGCCGCCGACGTCGTTCCGGGCCACGTCGGGGTCTCGAGCGAGACGGGCGTTCCGACCTGTAGCCAGGGCCGCGCGATCCCCTCTCCCGCGACGTCGTCCGAGAAGACGGCGCGTCCGGTCCGGTCGCGGATCGCGGCGTACTGGGTGAACGTCGCGGTGTCGTCGTCCCAGACGCCGAACGCGGGCGTCCCGTCGGTGCGGAAGAACATCGACCCGTACTGGGGGTTGCCGGACGAGATCTCCGGCGGCAGCTCGCCGAGCTTGACGATCGCGTTCCCGGTGATCGGGTCGTAGACCGTCCACGTGCCGCTGTCGATCGCCGTCGACGACGCGCGCGGCGCGGTCTCCAGCGTGTGGACGCGGCGAAGCAGGTCCTGAATGATCGACGCGAGGTCGTCCGCGCGGGGGACGTTAGCCATCGAAGTCGTCTCCCGTCGAGAGGGTCACCGACTCGACCTCGCCCGCGTCGCCGGGCGAGACGTCGATCGACATGACGCGGAGGACGAACTCGGCGCCGTTCGGAAAGCGCGTGTCCTTGATCCGGAAGCGCGCGGTGTCACCGGGAGCGTAGTCCCCGAGGATCGGGACCATGTCCGCGCGGACCTGGAACTTCATCTCCCGGCGCGGCGGCGTGTTGTTGCGGACGTCCGCCTCGGCGTGCGCGAGGATCGTCGGCTGTTCGACCACCGACTTGTAGGCGAACGTCTTGCCGATCCGGGGGTACCCGTTGGCGGCGAACGCCAGGTCCTCGGACTTGGCCCACACGATCGACGAGCCTTCGCCCGTCCCGATCGCGTACGCGACGACGCAGGAGTTGCCGCCGTCGGAGTCGATGTCGTAGCTCGTGATGTTCCCCGGATACTCGAACACGAAGTTCGACGACTCGATCGGCTGGCCGAACCGCGGGTACGCGAAGAGGTAGCGCCGGAGCGGGGCGCCGCTCCCGCCCGCCGTGTAGAGATCGACGCGGTACTCGAACCCGTTCTCCAGCTCGGACAGCTGCTCGAGCTCGGTCCCGTAGCTGTTGAACTCCCACCACGAGATGTTGCGGGTCCGCGTGATGCCGCTGGCCTGGACGGGTACGCCGATGTTGAGGTTCGAGTTCGGCGCCTGCTGCATCGCCGTGAGCAGGTCGCGGGCGATCGTCATCTGGTCGGTCGGCAGCACGTAGTTGAGCGTGCGCGGCGACTCGATGATGACGTGGTAGGCGAACGACTCGAACGTAGCGCACGTCAGGCTCACGGTGCGCGACCTCGACGAGTAGCGCGACCGCCAGACGATCCCGCCCCAGACGGGCTGGCCGTCGCGGATCACGTAGAGAGCCGTCTTGCCCTCGCTGATGAACTCGTCGACGTCGAGCGTCGGGTTGTCGGATAGGTACAGGTCGGCGGTCAAGGAGCCCTGCGTCGAGATCCCCATGTCGAACGACACGCGCTTGAGCCGTACGTCCGTCGTCGGCTGGTTGGTGACCAGGTCGGCGAGCTGGTAGACGTACTGGCTCACAGCCAGACCTGCCAGGCGATGTTGATCGGGTTAGACGGAAGGATGGCGTTCGTGTCGAGGCGGTACGCCTTGAATCGGATGAACGTCGCGTCGGACGTCCACGTGATGATCCGGACGAGCTGGTTGAGCAGCTCCGTCGACTGGTTCGCCTCCTTGCCGGTGAAGAACGTCGGCGCGGCGCCGAGGCCGTGCGCGATCTGGACGATGCCGCCCGCGTCCGAACTCGGCGCGGTAACGCCCATCGCGTCGGGGCGACCTGACTTCAGGCCGGTGCCGGACATCCAGCCGAGCATGTCGCGGCTGATGTCGTAGTACGGCGTGCCGATCGTCAGGCCGAGCGCCGCCGCCTCGGTGCGGTTGCGGACCGGGACGACGCCGCCGAGCGCGGCGGCGAAGTCGCGCTTGTCGGTGATGTTCGCGTTCGTGATCGTGATCGCGTTCTGGCCCACGGCGAGGTACGCCAGGAGGACGCTCGACTTCGGCGTGACCGGCGGGACGGGCGACGACGAGGGTGACCCCGCGATGATCTGGACGTCGGAGGCGTGGCTGCCGTCGGCCTGCTCCTCGTCGAGGACGCGGAGGATGACCGAGTCGATGCGCGGGTTGGCGGACGACGACGGGCTCGCGGTCTTGGAGACCGCCGGGGCGCCGTCGTTCGTGACCACGTACATGCCCTGTGCGGTGTCGTTCGTTCCCCGGACGTGCGCCTGCCCGGCGCCGACGAGGACGGACATGGACGCCGAACCGGTCTGGGTGACCTGCAACTCGGTGCCCAGGATCCGGACGACGCCGCCGCGCGCGCGCAGCGTGCCGGTCGTCGTCTGGCTCATGAGCGCGGTCAGGACGTGCCGGTCGTTTCGGGCCGAGTAGCTGTCTTGCTGGACCCACGCCGCCTTGATGGTCATTCGTCGTCTCCTATGCTATCCACGCGTCGCGGTACCTGAAGAGGGCTGTGCTTCCCGGACCGGTAGTAGCGGACGCGGTGTACACGACCGAGTTCGCGCCGGGAGCGAGGCCCCACCACGTCGACCCGAACGACACCGCGCCGTTTCGGTTTCCCGATCCGTTGAGGGTGACCCGGTGCTCCTTCATGTCGACGACCAGCTGGTCTCCGGCCGACAGCGACATGTTGACCTGGAGGTACTCTCCGGTCGTCGTGTTCGTGAACCGCATGTCCGACGCGGGACCGGTCACGGTGATCGTCGGGTACGTGACCGCGTTGCCCGCGTTGGTTAGCGTGACGAATCCGCCTCCGCCGCTCGACGCGGGGTAGACGCGCGGGAACGTCAGGTTGTAGGTCCTGCCCGTCGACGACGCGGCGGCCACGCCCACCGACGCGCTGTGCTCGACCCACGAGTACTTGCGCGGGTCGGCGGCGAGCAGCGAGAACGAGAACAGCGTCGTGGTCCCGAACATCGGCTCGACGCGCATGTCGCCGAAGTACCGGACGGTCCGGAACTTCTCGCCGTCGTACTCGTTGCATCGGAGCGTCGTCGGGGTCCGTACCGAGTCGACGGCCTCGTTCAGCGCGCGGCGCGCGAGGGGCTGGACCGCGATGGAGGGGGAGATGTAGCCACCCTCCATCTTCAGCTGGAGCGAGCGGTAGCGGCCGTCTTCGGTGTACGATCCGTCCTCGTACTTCGACAGCGGTTCGTTCGGGATCTCCGCGTCCGGCAGGTCCCACCAGCCCGCGATCCCGGTGATGATCCACTCCACGCCGAGCGAGTCGACCGTGTTGAAGACCATGTCGCCGAGCTGAACGTCGGCGAGCAGCTTGCCCTTGGCTACCACGTCAGCTCCCCGGCTTGATCAGGAGCGCGACCTCGTCGGCCGCGATTCGGCCGATCGCCCGCTCGCTGGTTCCCGGCGGCGGGTAGATGTTGATGTTGACGGGCGCGCCGAGTGAGCCTCCGCCTCCCGTCGCCGGGGTGCCGCCCGTCAGCTTCTGGACGAAGCCGTTCTCTCCGCCCATCATGAGGTAGTCCCGTCCTTGATAGCTGAGCAGCTCGGGGCCGTTCTCGCCGACCCGGTAGAAGCTGTTGGCCTGTACGGAGCCACCGATCGCCCTGCCGGGCTTGCCACCTCCGGCGCCGCCGCCGCCACCGCCGAGGAACTCTTCGAAGACCGAGACTGTGACCGTCCGGTCCTTGAGCCGGCCGAGTCGCTCCTCGACGATCGCGAGGTCCGCCTTGGCCTGCTCCGACTCGACGGTGATGTCGACGTGCTTCTGGTCCGGGATCTTCCGGACCGCCTCGCCCGCGGCGCGGCCGGTCTCCTCGACCTTCGCCTCCGCCGCGACAGCCTTCTCGAGCTCGGCGATCATGGTCAGGATCGCGGGAGGTACCTCTCCGCCGAACGTCGCCGCCATGTCCTTGAGGGACTGGAGCATCGTCTTGTTCTTGACCTCGGTCTTCTCCGCCGCGTCGCCTGACGTCAGCAGGTTCGCCGCGTTGTTTCCCGCCTGCTCAGCGGTAGCGAGGAACTGGTCGGCGAGCGTGAGCTGCGCGCCCTGCAGGTTGAGCGATGCCTGCGCGGCCTCGCGCGAGTCGGGTCCGAACTCCTCGAGCGCCAGGTTGTACGCGTCCTGTGCGTCGGCGATGTTGAGCTGCGCCTGCTGGAGCCCGAGCGACGACTGCTCCGCCTGGAGCTGCGCCGACGTGATGTTGACGATCTTGCCGAACGACTCGTTGAACTTGTCGGTGACCGTCTGCTGCGAGTCGGCGATCTGCTGGTTGAGCTCGTCGACCTTCTCCTGCGCGGACTGGTACTCGCGCAGCGCCTTGGTCGCCTCGCGGGACCCGGGCGGAAACCGCTCGAGCGTCTCGAGGTAGGCGGTCTGCGCGGAAGCGGCGGCGTTCTGCGCGACCTCGAGCGGACCGAGCTCCTCGCGGGCTCCCTTGAGGGACTCCTCAAAGCCCTTGAGCTGGTTCGCCGAGTCGACGAACGAGGTAAATCCGCCCTCGCCGGGGTTCAGGAACGACATCGCCGTCTCGGGAATGCTCATCTCGGCGAACCGCTCGACCTCGGCCGTCGCTAGGTGCATCTCCTTGCGGGCCTGCGCGGCGGCCTCGCCGCCGGAGCGCATCATGGCGTGCCAGCCCTCGCCGATCGCGATGCTCTCCGCCTGGGCCTGCGCGATGTCCTCGAACGCGAAGGCGAGCAGACCGAGACCTAGACCGATGACCGGCAGGTTGTTGCCGATCCCGCGCATCGCGCCGGTGACCTTGCCCGCCGCCGTCGAGAACTTCGACGTCTGCGTTGCGGCCCCGCCGAAGCTGGTACCCGCTCCGCGCGCCGCCGATCCCGCCGAGGTAAGCGGTCCGACCAGGGTGTTCCCGATTCCGCGCGCGACGGCGGAGATCCCGGTGAGCAGCGGCCCGATGACACCGAGCGCGAGACCGAGCGCCTTCCACGCGACGATGGCGATGAGTACCGCGCCCGCCAAGGTACCGAGCACGGGGGCGATCGGCTCGAGGAAACCGAGCAGCGAGGCGAGGAAACCGAGGACGGCCGAGAGCGCGTCGCCGAAGAACGCGAGCGCCGTCGCCACCCCCGTCCCGATCGCCTCGAAGAACGGGGCGAGCGCCTGGATGACCGACTGGATCGCGGGAACGACCGTTGAGCCGAAGTCGATGAACGCCTGGATGACCGGCTCGATGGCCGGGGCCAGGACGCTGATGAACGTCGTCGCGAGCGTCCCGATCTGGTCGATGAGGTTCGACAGCGGCTCCGCGACCCGCTCGAAGATCGGCGCGAAGTTGCTGCCGAACGACGCCAGGACCTTGCCGAGGTTCTCGCCGATCGCGCCGACCACCTGCAGGACGGGGCCGAGCAGTGGCGCCAGGTTGCGGATGCCCGTTGAGAGCGCGCCGATAGCGTCGACCAGCGCGCCGACCCCCGCTTGTCCGGACGCGGACTGGAACTCCGCCGCGATCGCGACCGCCGCTCCCGCGAGCCCGGTGATCAGCTCGTTCGCGATCAGGCCGATCGTCGGCAGCAGGCTCGTCAGCGCGGCGGCGAACACGCCGATTCCCTGGTTCTGCGCGAGCCCGACGAGCTCCTTGCCGAGGCCCTTGAGCAGGCTGCCCATCTCGCGCAGGTTGAACATGACCGGGCCGTTAGGGTCGAAGAACTCGGCGATCTGTGACTGGCCCAGCGGCGAGTCGACGAACGCCTTGAGGTTCAGCGACGCCGTCTCGAGTCCCTTGAGCATCGTCGACGCGAACGGCGCGATGATCCGGCCGATCCCGGCCAGCGCGCTCGCGAAGTTCTTGATGATGTCGACGACGGTCCCGATGACCTCGCCGGCCTTGACGAAGAACGCGGCGAGCGACCCGGTCGCGTTGCCGAGCTGTGCCGACTGGTTGATCCCGGCGGCGAACGACTCGAACCACGTGCTGAACGTCTGGATGAGTGGTCGCGCCGCGTCGAGCACCGCGACCAGCGCGGTACCTAGGCTCACGAACCCGCGCCCGAAGTTGCCCGTGCTGATGGCGTTCTGCTCGGCTACGCGCGCGAACTGCGCCTTGAAGATGTCCGTGTTCGTCGCGTCGGCCGCAACCTGTGCGACGCCGCCGAGCTGGCTGGCGGTGTTCGACAGCGCGGTGTCCAGCAGCGGCAGGAACGTACCGGCAAGCTGGCTGACCGCCGGCGTCAGCTTCTCGAAGAGGGACTGCGCGGCGTTCTGTCGGATGCCGTCTAGCGCGGGCTGCAGCGCCTCTAGGGCGGCCTTGAACTCCAGCGTAGCGGGCGTGGGGTTCTCGGCCTCCAGGTCCTTGAACGCCACGGAGGCGGCGCCCACCGCCTGCGCGATCCCGAGTAGTCCGGCGGGCAGCAAGACGAGCGTACCCAGCGCGGGGGTCAGCGCGGCGCCGAGCGCGAACGCACCCGCGCCGAGAACGGTGAGGGCGCCGCCGAGCGCGGCGATTCCACCCGTCACCAGAGAAACCTTGGCGAACGTGCTCACGAAGGACTTATCGAGCCCGAGCATGTCGAGCGTAAGCGACTTCGTCTTCGTCGTGAAGGCGTCAAACGCCTTGGTCTGCTTGAAGTTCTTCTCGAGCGACTCGTTGATCCGGGTGCCGAGGCCCTTCTCGAACGAGTCCGTGTAGGTCTTTCCCGCCTTGTCGCCCTCGGCGGCAAACGTGCTCGACTGGCGCTGGAGCCCGTCGCGGACGTCTCCGCCGAGGCGCTCTGTGATGGCGCGGACGATGACGTGGGCGCTACCTACGACTGCCACGACGTCACCCCATCGGTAGACCGAGTCCCGGGAACGGGTTACCCGCGTCGCCGGACTCCTCGGTTACGGGAATAGGCGGCTTAACGGGACCCTGCCCCGGGTTGAACGGAACCAGTCCGTGCAGTGCGTCATCGTCGGTGTTCGTCTGATCGTACCCGTCGGGGAACCACGGGAACGGCCGCGCGAAAAGCTCGTCGAGCCACCACTCCTCGAACAGCTTCATATCTTCCGAGTCGGGGTGGAAGAAGACCTTAATGCGCTCCTGCAGTATCCGATGGCTTCCGGGAGGAACCATCTTCCGGAGCTCGTCGACGTACAGGACGTACAGGACGTTGAAGCCTCGGTCGGCCGGAAGCGTGCGAACGTCGACGTCCTGCATGGCGGTCAGACCGTCAACGTAGTACCACTCTTCTTTCGCCCATTGCGCGAGCGCGAGGGCGCCTGTGTAGGGCGGCGCGTGTACTCGTCGATGAGCCAACCCGCGACCTCGCCGAGCTTGTTGAGCGAGACCAGCCGCTCGGGGTCCTCGAGCAGGTCCTTCCATCGGATGAAAGACTCCGCGGTCAGCACCTCTTCGAAGAAGTCCTCGATGATGCCGCCGAAGCCGCCGCCCTTGCCGCCTACGCGGAGGAACCGGAGGATTACGCCCGTCGCGACGCGGGGCTTGCACTCGAAGTCGTCGCCCTCGAGCGTGAACTTGATCGGCTCTTCGTCGATCGTCTTCTCGTCGGACGCTTCGCTACCGAAGTCCTTGAACCGCTGCACGTGAATCTCCCGTCAAAAGGCACGACTAAGACGCGTGTCTCTCGTCTCTTCGTCTCTTTTGAAGCGGGCGAACCTCAGATGAGCAGGCGGCCGTAGATCTGGAGCGGAATGGTCAGGTAGTGCGTTCCCCGCGTTCCGGGGTGAAGCACCCGCCGGGCGTATATTACGCGGCCCCGGCTCCGAAATCGCAGGTACTGGCCGTGCGGGAGAATGACGTGCGGCTTGGTTCCCTCGTGTTCCATGAGCGCGTGGCGCTTGTTCGACCCGATCTTGCACTCGACGTACGTCGCGCCGGAGCTCATCGGACTCCGGATCGACGCGCGCAGGCCGCCCGTCTTCACCCTAACCAGCCGCTTGGCCATCCGCTCGATCTTGGTCCCCGCGTCCCGGACGGCGCCGTAGACCTCGCCACCGGGCGCGTTCATCAGCCGGATCTGCTTCTCGTCGACGTGGATCGTGACGGACGACACAGGCACGGCCTTACTCCTCTTCCGGCTGGACCTCGATCACCAGGTTCATGGTCGGACCCCAGTACTGGCCCTGGAGCTCGGCCACCGTGATGTCGGCGTAGTAGGTCGCCTGCGCGGCGAACGAGCTCGGGATCAGCATGAGCATGTTCGCGTCGCGCATGTAGATCGTGCTCGCCTCGACCATCGGCTCGATCAGCGTGTTGCCCCGCGCGTCGACGACCTTCGCGCAGCGCACGACCTGGACCTCGATCACGGCGGTCAGCGGGGACATGCAGTTGGACGGCTGCTCCTCCTGGAGTCCCGGGATCCCACGGTAGAGCTGGCGCAGCGACACGGTCACCTGGTCGCAGTTGACGACGGGCGTGCCGACGCAGACGTACCGCAGCGTCGGCAGGTCCAGGTCGCTCGGCGCGTAGACGTTGACGACCGTGTCGAGCACCTGCGTGAGCATGGCGTCGACGCGCTCCCAGTCCTCCACTACGCGGCTCCCGTGATCTTCTTCAGTTCGCCGACCAGCGACTTGCGCGGCGGGTCCTCGGCGAGCTCCGCCTCCAGCGCCATCTGCGCCTTCTCCGCGTCGCCGTCGACCCACGTGAGGACCTCACGCGCGGTGCCGCGCGGAACTACCGGTCCCGTCGGTTCGGGCACAGGCAGAGGTCTGGCGGCGATCTCAGCCGGGGTGGGCGGGGCGTAGGGGTCTTGACCGTTCACGGCGTCTCCTAGCCGACGCGGCGGCCTCGCGCCGAGTCCGGTGACAGCACTCGCGGAGGAACCTTCGCGCGTGCGGGATTGGCCGCGCGGATGAACATATCAACCCGCGCGAGTCCCGTGCGCCCTTCGTTGACGAAGTCCTGGGGATCCGTGGTCAAGATGTCGAACGACATGCCCTCGCGCTGGACGCTGGTGACGTTCGCGGGGAGCTTGCAGTCGTCGCTGCCGGAGTAGCCGAGCACCAGCTCGTTCGCGAGCTCGATCGCCGCGCGCCGACCCGCGACCGGCGGCCACGACCCGTACTCGTAGGTGATCTCGATCCCGTCGCACACGCGCCACGTCTCGTCCGGTGCCGGGCGGATTAGGCTCCAGTTCTCGAGAACGTACTGGCCGCTCGCCAGGTCGCCGCCGCCCACCGAGAGACCGATCACCCGCCGCGCGGGGAACCCACGCAGCCGGACCGAGTTCGTCTTCGGACGCGGCGTGAACGTGATGCAGTCGCGCGTGTACGCGGCCTTCCAGCCGCACTCGTACTTCTCGGTCACGATCCGCCGACCGGAGTACTTCCTGCCGGAGAGGCTCCACAACACGAACGACGCCGTCAAGACGGCGTCGTACGCGAAGGGGGAGCTGGGATCGGCGAGGTCTTCGACGTCGAGCCAGCGCAGGGTCATGGCTTAAGGGTAAACCTGGAACCCCTTCAGGCCGGTCGGTGCGGTGGCGGTCCGCGCGTACGCGAAAGAGCGGTCGGAGATGAACGGCCAAGCCGGAGCGCCGGGCCCGTCGCCGAACGACGCGTTGCCGACGCTGTACCCGGTGAAGGTGTTCGCCAGGATGCCCGACTCGATCGCCCTGTCGTCCGACATGCGGAGGAACGAGGCGGGGAAGATGAAGTGCCAGTACGGGTTCACCGACGCGTTCTTGCCGCCGACGATCGCGCGCGACCAGACCTCGACGGCGACGCCGTTAGGGGTCGGGTCGGTGCCCTGTTCGGGCGCCGCGTAGCCGACGACCTCGCCACCGGAGACGAGCACGTCGCCACCGGCGAGCAGCTGCGACAGCTCCGGCTCGGGGGCACAGATCGCGACCTCGAGCGTGGCGCGCTTCAGGGTGTCGGCCGACTTGACGGAGACGCAGACCGCGCCGGAGGCGTTGAGCTGGGTGAGCTCCTCGCCCTCCTCGAACTCGGGGGTGAAGCTGACGCGCACGAACGCGTCGGTGACGTACGACGCCGAGACGCCGGTCGCGATAGATCCGTTCGCGTTGAGTCGGGAGACACGCAGAGCGACTCCCTGCACGCTTGCCGCGTAGTCCTGGGCCATGTGAGGCGTTCCTTCCGACTCTGTGTTACTCGAGCGAGAGATCGACCTTGACGGCCGCGATGAAGCAGGTGTCCCAGAGGACTACGCCGAGGCGCTCCGCGAGGATGATGAGCGTGTTGGTGGTGGTGATCTGGTCCGGTCCGTCGACCAGCCGCGTCGGCTGGTCGTCGACTACGATGTCGCCGAGGTAGACGCTCGGCACCGCCGTGGCGTACATCCACGCCTCGTCAGCGGCCGGGGTCAGGTCGGTGGGGGTCGTGCCGGTGTAGCCGGTACCGGCCACGACCAGGTTGCCCAGTACCGAGCGGAGGACGGCCCCCTCCTGCTTGACGTGCAGCGCCAAAATGCTCGCGACGTCGCGCGTCATGTGGACCGCTCCGACCTCGCCGCACCCCGCGTTGCCGATCGCCCTCTCGAGCATGGCGAACCCCTGCGAGGGCTTGACGGGGGACCCCGCCGAGTTGAGATAGTCGACGCTCGCGTCCAGCGACGCGAACGTCGGGAACGACGACCCGTCGTCCTGGAGCGCGATGTCTCCCGCCCAGAGCTCGCGCTCGAGCAGCTTCGACGTACACGCCTCGAGCGCGTCCTTCGCCACCCGCTGCGCGTACTGGACGTCGCGACCGAACGTCGTCGTGCACGTGTCGGTCGCGGACATCCCGATCGGAATCGAGAGCGGGTTGACCGTGGGGCTGCCGCTGCCTGGGAGCGAGCCGTAGCTCGCTCCCCGCAGCTCTACGTCGCAGCTGGCGTACGTGGTCGCGTACCTCGAGCACCGCGACCGGTCGAGCTGGACGCCCTGCATCCAGTGGGCGTCCGACGAGGTGACGAGAGTCTCGGACGTGACGAGGCCGTACGGGGCCGGCTTGGCCGGGCGTACAGATACAGGCAGTCCGGCCATAGCCGATTCCCCTCCTTCGTCTTCCTGTGACTCTCGCTACCTCGACTTGCCGGCTTACAGGTCGACCGCCGACAGGTCCTTCGTGCCGGAGGAGGTGCCGACCGGCTCGAGGCGACTGGTGACCTTGAGCGACTCGATGCCGACCTTCGCGACGGCCTCGAAGGTCTCGAGGAACATCTTGTAGTCGTTGGTGGCGTTGAGGGTGGAGTCGCGAACGAGACCGAGGTCCAGGGTTCCGCCGTCGAGGAACAGGAACGTCCCGGGGGCGAAGATGTACCAGATCACGTTGTTCGGGAACGAGTTCAGCGCGCCCGCGGTCTGGGCCGGCATGATCTGGCCGGTCTCGCCGTCGATGTGCCAGGTCACGCTGACGTTGCGGTCGGCGAGCCAGGAGTTGATCATCGAGTCGGCGAGCGCCCAGGTCGACTCCGGACCGTCGCCCGGCAGCTGCTGGGTGAGGTCGGCGCGGAACAGGTTCCGCATCCACACCGGGGCGATGACCTGGAGCTGCGCGTCCTCCGCCATGCGGTGCCGCGAGCGGTACGCCGCCGAGGCCACCTCGACCTGGCGGAACCAGTCGCGCGCCGCGCCGAGGACGCGGTCGGCGGTGACCGCCGTCGAGAGGGTGCCGATGCGGGTCAGCAGCCGGGTCTCGGCGAACCGGGCGTGCTGGATGAGGCCGAGCTCGTTGTGCCGCTCGACCAGCTCCGGGTACGTCCGGCTGGTCAGGTTACCGAAGGTCAGGCAGAGGGTGATCGCGTCGAGCATCACCGAGGTGTCTACGCCGCACGCGACGCGGATGCAGGGCTTGGTCGGCTCGGGGCCGCCCTCGGTCCCCGCGTCGATGTCGTCCTGCACGGTCCAGAGGGCGACCGCGCCCGCCAGGTCGGACAGGACAGGCGGGGTGACGTAGTGGATACCGCCCCTGTCGGCGTTGAACGACGGAAGCGAGTCGCGAACCGGGCGACCCATCGCGCCGAGGCCGAAGACGTCGTACGACACCGCGAGCGGCGCGCAGAGTCCACCGGCCGCGACCACGGCCTTGGGGGAGGTGACGGCCTCGATCTTCGCGAGGTTCGCCTGGGTCTCCGGGCCACGCAGGACGCGGTCCTCGTCGTACGACGCGGTCAGCGTGGCGACGGTGTGCTGCTCGCCGTCTCCGGAAGTGGTGCGGCGCATGCCGTGCTGGCGCTTGGTGAACGCCTCGGCGATCGCCTTCATGTTGGGGAGTTCCTGCCCGATGTTGACACCGGGGATGTCGGCTCCCGCCGTGATTGCAACTCGTGGCGAGGTAACGATGGCCTCGCGACCGGCCGGAGGAGTCGCCTCCGCTTCGTTTTCGACAGACACCGGGTCCTCCGGGGTTGGGGTGGTAGCGACGCTGTCCGCCTCGGCGACGGGAGCGGGTACTGCGGGTTCTGCGGGCGGGGGCTCCGTCGCGGACGCGGCGGGGACTTCCGGTGCAGGTTCGGGGGTAGCGGACGCTTCAGGCACCGGAACCGGCTCCTGCGCGGGCTCGTTGTCGGCTGCCGCCGGAGGCTGGGTCTCGGCGGCGACCGGAGCTAGAGCCTCCGGCTCGGCAGGAGCGGGCTCCGGTTCGACCACCGGAGGGATCTCCGGAGGGGCCTCGGCGACGGCCGTACCGGCGTCGGCCGCGACGGCGAGTTCAGCCGGTGCCTCGGAGGCCACCGGGGTCCGGGTAGCCGCGACGCGCTCTCGAACGTCGCGAATCGCGGAGGCCGCCGCTTCGGCTGCCGCCGTGTCGACTTCGGCGTCAGCGGCGACGGGGGCGGGAACGTTGGGGTCGAGGGGCTCGGAGTCGAGTTCGCCTTCGGTGTTGCGGCGTTCGACCTCGGAGCGGACGGCGACGATCGCGTCGGCGAGCGCCTTCATGTTGGTAACGACGTCTCCGAGTTCCGCCGGAACTTCGCCGTCGCCAACCTGCTCGTCGATGCTGTCAAACTCGTCCAGTAGCGCGGATTCGAGCTCGGTCAGCTCGCCGGGCGAGAGCTCGGTCAGCCGACCGAGCTTCTCGGTAACTGTTTCGTCCATGCGAGCGTATCCCTCCTCGGGAACGGTGCAAACGAGTACGTTTGTCGTTCGTCGCGAGGAGGGACTCGAACGTCTGGTGACGTGAGGCGCTCTGGATCTTGCGTGAGTATATCACACGGTGACAGGACTACGAGTACACCTGTGCCCGGAGGCTCGCCACCTGGGCGCGCACCGCGTTGGACTTCGCCCACTCGTCGGGGATGAGTTCCGGGTGGCCGAGGGCCCGCGCGCGCTTCATGATGTGTCTCCGGACCTTCGCCCGGTCGGACTCCTTGGAGCGGCCGTACGCCTTGATCGCGTTCTTCAGGTCCTGCACGTCCGAGATCGGGTACGACCCGTCGGGGAGCGCGTTGCCC